TCAGAACATTATGAAGGTACTACGATTCGGGTTAGATACTGTAAGCCCATTAGATAATATTAGTAATAAGCACAAGTTAGCCGAAGAAGTTGGTCAGCTACAATACTGTTTGCATCGTATGAGTAGGGAACTAGAGCTAGATAAAGTAACTATTCAAGACTGCTATGATGCTAAGTTAACTACATGGAATAAATGGAAGGCTTATTATGATCGTTGATCTTAAAAACGACACTATCGATGTCACTATCATCTTTGAAAAACCTCTTAATGATTATTTAAAAGAGCAGTTAGACTATATTCTAGATACAATTTCTGAATTAGAGTGTGATTATGACTTTGCCCGAGGACAATATGAAGAACCAAAAAGACTGGGATAACTTTTACTTAAGTGTTTGTTCTCTTATTGCTGAACAATCTTATGCTGAAGATCGTAAGGTAGGTGCTATCATTGTTAAGAATGATAACATCATTTCATTTTCATATAACGGTACTGCAAGAGGTACTAATAATGACACACAATCTAACCCTGTATTGCATGCAGAGGCTTATGCCATTTCTAAAGTTGCTCGTTCTAACCAGTCTACCGAAGGTGCTACTCTCTATTGTACTCTTTCCCCTTGTATCGATTGTTCTAAGCTTATATACGCTAGTGGTATTGTTCGTGTGGTGTATAAATCCGAATACAAGTGTACTAAAGGAATCGAATACCTACGTAACTTAGGGTTAATAATTAACGATATACCTGATCCAAATAGGTTCGCTGATATCGAATGGCTTAAAAACACAGGACTTATTTAATGGAATCACAACACGAAATATACTATATCATTTACGCAGCAGTGATCTTATGGTTAGGTATTAAGAACTGGAATCTTAGTACTGCACTATCAGAACTTGAAGAACAAAATGATATCCAGCATAACCTAATCTTATCTATGGCTAAAGAACTAGAAAAGTTAGGTTCACCTAATGTATCTGTAGCAACAGTACCAGCCTATAATATTAAATATGACAACAAAGAATAAATTCAGTAATATCAAAGTACAGGTAGCCTGTGTACCTGACTTTGAAAAGCAAGTTAAGAAGGTATTCTTCAGTTGCCTTGAAGATTATATCGATAGGTTTGATGCTAAATTAACAACTGAAAAAGTAACAATTCAGATTTGCTTTATTGAGTATCCTGATCCATACGATAGTGATATGATGTCAGGTACTTCTCATGGCCTTACTGTCTGGTCTACTGAGCATGATAAGAAAATCTTTATTCAAGTTAGAGATCCTTACTTAAATAACTGGGAAGATAACTGTTATGTGTTACAACAATACCTAGCTATCATGTGCCATGAGTTTGTACATGCCTGTCAACACCTTACAGGTAGAGACAGCATTAAACTACCTAAAGTAAAACACGATAAAGACGATGAGCGTGAGAGCTACTTCTTTGATCCAACTGAGATTGAAGCTCGCATGCTAGAGGTACCTTACTTCTGTATGTACTGTGAACCACTACTATGACTAAAAAGAAATACGTCTTTGATATTGAAACTAACGGCTTTATGCCTGAGGTAAATAAAATCTGGATGCTGATATTAATTGATCCAGATACAAATGAAGTAAAGAAATATGTAAGTGAGGATGGTAACCCTTGGTGTCCTGAAATCACAGCTGGTTTAAACGAACTGTATAGTGCCGATGTTATTATTGGTCACAACATTATTGGTTATGATTTAGTTGTGTTAAAGCATCTAGCTAATTGGGTACCCAGAAAAGAACAACAGATTGTAGATACATGGGTAATGTCTCAAACCAATCAATATAAACGTAAACACAAACATGGCTTAGAGGGTTGGGGTAGTATGTTTGACTATCCTAAGTTACCCTTCGATAAGTTCGATGAGTACTCAGATGAAATGCTTACATACTGTATTCGAGATGTAGAGCTTAACGTTAAGGTATACAAAGAACTTATTCGAGAGGCAACAGGTCTTATCCGTAAGAACCCTTTATATGCTAAAGGTCTGCAGGTGGAAATGGAGTTTGCAACTATCGAAGCTGAGATCCGTAATAAGGGTTGGATGTTTGATATGGCTGCTGCTCAAACTCTGCTTACAGAAATCAATAATAAACTAGATGCTATTGAAGCTGTTCTTGAACCTAAGATCGGTATGCAATGTATCAAGATGGACAAGGCAGATGAATACAAAGAACCAGCATGGAGAAAAGACGGATGTTATACCGTTGCCACTGTCAAGCACTTTAATCTACCACAAGAGTCGGGAAGAACTACTCGACCTATTGAAGGGCCATACTGCAGAATCTCCTTTGAACAAGGAAAAGTTGGATCAATCGAAGTCGTAAAGGCTTGGTTGTATAAACTAGGGTGGGTACCTGACGAATGGAACGTTGAAAGAATTAATGGTCAATTCGTTAACAAGTCACCTAAGATTACTGAATCTTCATTAGAGCCTCTTGGCCCTGATGCTATGCTTGTTAGTGAGTTCTATACTATTCGTAGTCGTAAAGGTATCTTAGAAGGCTGGATTGATGCTGTCAAAAATTCTCCCGACAATAGGCTTCATGGTCGTATGTGGACTATTGGTACTCCAACCTTCAGGTGTCGCCATGAGCTTGTTGCTAATCTACCTTCTGTGGATTCTGTGTATGGAAAAGAAATGAGGTCACTACTTATCTGTGAGCCGGGTACATCTATTGTAGGTGCTGACTCTGCAGGTAATCAAATGCGTGGTCTCTGCCACTACATTGGTAATGATGACTTCACTAATGAAGTTATTAACGGAGATGTACACCAACGAAATGCAGATGTATTAGGTACAAGTCGTAAGACAGCTAAGCCTTTCCTATATGCTTTCCTCTTTGGTGGTGGTGCAGGTAAACTAGGTCTTATCCTTACAGGTAAACGAGATGCTAAAGCCGGACAAGAAGCTTTAAATAAGTTTCAGGATTCAATCCCCGGAATGGCTGAATTAAAACAATCTTTAGAGAAACAATTCAATGCAACTTCAAACACTTTTGGTAGTGACTTTGCTTTCGTACGTGGCTTGGATGGTCGTCTTGTATTTGTATCCAGCAAACATCAGCTACTTAATTACTTACTTCAAACAGCTGAAGGTATCACTTGTAAAGCAGCTATCGTTTGGCTCAAGAAAGAGTTAATTAAACGTAAGATCCCCTATTACTTTGCATTACATTATCACGATGAACTAGCTGTAGTATGTAAAGATGAACACGTAGAGGAAGTAAAAGAGTTATCTATTCAAGCATTCATTGAAGCACCAAAAGACTTTGGCGTTACTTGTATGGGTGGTGATGCTCACATTGGAAAAACATATGCAGACGTACACTGAAGAACTACAATTTAAAAACGCTATTATCGATGCTGACTCTATTCTATATCAGATAGCGCATGTCCAACCATCACCTGCTCTATGTAAGAAAGCCTTAGATGATTCACTAAAAGAAATCATGGCTGCTACTGAAGCAGATAATGGTTTGGTATTTATTAAAGGTGCCAATAACTTTCGATACCATGTGGCAGTAGACTACAAAGGTAATCGTAAAGATACTATTGAGCCTGAAGTAAAAGACCGTATTGAAATGCTTTATGGTTATGCCAAAGACTTTTGTGTTGAATCAGACGAAGCAGAAGCAGATGACTATTGTGGCGTTGCTGCACAATTAGCTATGAACGCTGATGAGTCTTATGTGGTATGCCATATCGATAAAGATCTTGATATGATTCCCGGTTGGCACTATAACTTTCGTAAGAAAGAATTCTATGAGATTACACCTGAACAAGGTTACTACAATCTTATGAAACAAGTTCTTACAGGAGATGCCACGGATAATATCCAAGGTATTAAGGGTCTTGGCCCTAAGACTGCTGAAAAGATTCTTAAGGATGTTGCTCATGAGCGCATGTTTGATAAGGTGATTGATACCTACAAAACTAAGTGCGGTAATGAGTGGCAGAATGCCTTACTTAAATCAGCTAATCTTATCTATATTCGTATGGATAGTGACGACTTTAAACCATTAACACTAGAAGAACTAAAAGAGAAATTTAAATGGAAGACTACGGACACTGGTACCCTCTTACAGACAGACCAGACAACGCCTTTGGATTCATCTACTACATCGAAAACCTTGAAACAGGAAGACGATACATTGGAAGAAAGCAACTAATAAGTGTATCAAGAAAACTTAAACCCGGAGCCTCT